ACATTTTGTGCCATCACGGTAGCCATACTACGACTACCCATAGCAAATGCAATTTGAACAGACTTACTCTTAGCATACATTCTTAGGAACTCAGCCTCATCCATGTTCTTGCTTCGTAGTAATGCTTGTATTCTTTCGTTCAATTCTCTTACTGTTGCTAATAATGATTCCATTTTAAGCACCCATCCTCGGCGCACGAAGCACTGTAACTTTTTCATTGGCGAAAACGATTGGTTTTTCGTCGTCGTAAATAACTGATACGAACTGTTCCTTGCTCACCAATTTACTGATAGGTAAGGAAATTTCAACCGTAGCCTTTCTTGCATTACCCTCAGCGTGAACGCTGGTATAAACACTTTCGTTATTCTTTGTTGAACTAATCTTGAGGTTTTCACCATCCCAATCTAACATATAGATTGAGTTGCCCACCTTTTCAGCAAGTTCCATAGCCTCAGATAGTTCGTCTGATTCCATGCTAAGAACAGTTTTAAGTGCAAGGGTTTCTGTTACGAAGATAGGTTCGTCGTTTCTATCCATCTTTCTAATAACCGAGCGACTTAAATTGCGAAGATTATCTTTGAGCCTATAAATAACATTAAGTTCAGAATGTCTTCCCAATACAGGTAAAGTTACAATGCTATTACCTGCCGCTAATTCAATCTTTCCATCATCACTCTTAAACACTACATCGGTATCGCTAAGATACTTTTCTAATGTTGAGCCGGACAGACTAATGCTACCATTAACTGCCTCTTCATCGTTGTGTCTATAAACTACATAGGTGTAATTATTAGCATTTTGAATATACACCATTGGGCGTTCCACTTCGATATAAATATCGTCGCACAACACACTGGTTTTATTACCCATACCTTCATTGTATTTCCCTCGTAGTCTACAAATATTAATTGCTTCTTTCAATTCTTTTCCGTTCATTCTAAATTCCATTTAAATTCCTCCATAATATATAATAACATAACAGCACCCCTATATCAAAAACCATTACACTCAAAGGTTGTTTTCTTTGATTGGTGTTAAGCCGTTCCAAGAAACAGTACCCTTGTTGTTTTCAAACAATAAAAAGGTTTGACCCTCGTTGTTTGCATTGGTCTTTGACTTGAGAACCTTAGCGTGTAATTTTGTTGTTCCATTTCTTTCTTCACGGTAAGTGTGAATGTGTTGGAACAGTTTAGCAGTAGTGGACTTTTCCCAATCGGGCTTTTGTCCTACTACTTCAAACCCATCATGCACTTCCTTCATATGAGTAATGAAGAACTTGTGGCAATCTAATTGACAAGCGGCCTTAAACAGTCGCTGGTATTCTTGGGTTCTGGCAAACCATTGGGTAGGAACCATCTTGACTTTATCTGCCAATCTTGGGTCACCACCCTTAATATGATTTTGTCGGGCAATCATATTTGTAGTATCAAGCCAAGTATCAAGGCCATCAAAAACAATAGCCTTAACCCCTTCAACTTCAATTACTTCTTCACCGAACTCAATCTTCTTAGTTTCAATTGCTTCCTTGACCATTCCCATAAAGAAACGGGCCATATCAGCAGTAGCCAAGTAATCCACTGTCATGTCTTCTTTGTAGACATGGGGATTATAGATAAACACTTTATCATCGCTTGACCAGTGTTGACGCCAAGTAGGTTCAGCACCTTCATCAAAGTCAAGAATAAAAACCCAGTGGGTTTCTTTCTCTTCATCAGTTCTACAATCAATTGCTAATCCGGTCTTTCCAGTTCCGGGGTCACCACTAATTCCACACAGCATAAAAGCCGCATTGTTTTCCAACAATTTCCTTCGCTGACTAAAGGCCTTTGCCTTTGCATTAGCGAATGCACTCTTGTTGTCTTCTTCTTTTGCATTCTTTACGAGATTACTCGCCTTTCCTTTTCCTTTCAAACTCATTGTTCTTCCTCCTTAAATTGTTCACTTAGTATTTTTAGTTGTTTTTCATGCACTAAGCGTGTGAACATTTTTCCGCTCTTCATGTGAAAACGCACACTGTACCTATCAAAGTCATTGTCGTCTTCTTTCCATTCTATTGTTTCAACCTCTTCGAGGTCAAGTAGTATTTCGTTCATTTTAATTATCATCTTTTCCACCTTTAAAGTATAGGCTTCGCACCTATTTGACCGTCATTAACGCCAACGATTACACAAGTGGGTTAAGAGTATCACCAGAACTCTAGTGATTCCCCTTCATCTTCTTCTTCTACAATTACTCCAGTTGCACTACGGGCATAAACACCGTACAAATTAATTGTAACGGGGTTGTATTCACCGTCAATAGGTGAACCCGATTCGTCTTTCTTCTGTGTTTGGTTTGTTCGACCAACAATAATAACATCGGAACCAACGCCGAAGTTAATATCTACATGAGATGGAACCCAGATAGGTGTTGATTCGGGAATATCATCCACATCAAAGCCGTAATTAGCATCAACAGGTTCAACCCAAATAACACGGTTTCCACTTCGCTCATTAGGAGTTAGATTCATACTCGTAACGATTCCATCAGTAACGACAAGACGCAAACCTTGTTGTTGGGAAATCAGTTCATGGTATGAATCCAATTCAATCATGTCTGCAACATATTCTGCCATGTGTTCAACAAGAATATCTTCCATTGATTCACCAGAAACATCCATCCATCGTGGGTCTTCTTCATCGAGAACATCAAGATAGTTTAGACTTTCCAATGTCTTGTTACGAATACCATAAATGGCATTACGCTCTTCGTTAAACAAACCGTAAATGGTTGTCCAACGGAAGGTTTCAACATTAAAGTTCTTAGCCTGTTCATTCTTAAGTTGAACAGCCCAAAGTTGAATATCCCCATCTTCCTTCATTCCAATGAAATGCGCTCTAAGTTTGTATTCTTCTTTAGGCAACGGCTTACCGTAGTTCTTGTTAGTATCTCCTGATGCCCAAGACTTAACAGGGTCAACAGGAACAATCCAATGGTCTTCACCAACTTCCATAGCCGAAGCAGGTAGTTGAGGAATAACCCTTGTGTCCCATTCACCGTTCTTAACTTGAGTCTTTTCGTATGCTCCACCTTCTGTAAGTGTAACTTCTGCGAGAATCTCATCTTTCAATGCTTGTGATGAATCACTGTTAAACTTGCTCAAGACATTCTTTCGCTTCCATTCCATTACATCACGGGCGGGTTCGATTCCAACAAAGAAACCTGTACCTGCATTACCGAAACTTGTTTTTGTAGTACGGTTAGATGCAAGACGGCCACGAACATAATTACGAGTCAAAGTCAAGGCAACAAGTTGTTGTCGCTCATCCTCCAAGTCGAGATTATTGCTACTACCAATCTCCACATATTTTTCATTCATTTCTCCGACTTCAATGCTTAGTCGGGTCGCCAAACTGTTTAGTTCTTTTTCTACTCTTTCAATCATATTTTCACTTTCCTTTTATTTTTTTTGTTTTTTTCTTCATTTCATAAACTGTGCTGTGAACCAAGCCACCAACACTTTCGGAGTCACGCTTCTGCTTCTCCACTCCATTTCTCCTACTGCACCTACTACCTTAAACTTCTCGGTCGAAGATACATCCATATCTAAAACACATTGTAGGAGTTTGCCACATATATCTTTTACAGTGTGACCTGCAAAAACAAGTCGCTGTAAAAAGTCCAATGCGTCGGGGTCTTTGTTAAGAAGTTGCTTCAAGCAATTCTTGTACGGACCCATGTGTTCATTTAGTAGATTATCCGGTGTCGTACCGGAATAAATACACGCCTGTAATTCATTGATTGCTCGACGCATATCCCCGCCACAAATATCTACAATTTTGCGAGCGTTTTCTTCTGTAAAATCTACATTATTCTCTTGAATAATTTCCAGAAGTCTATTTACCTGAACAGGTTCAGGGACAGGGGTAAAGAAATAATTCGCACAACGGGAGCGAATGGCATCATCAACAGCATACGGGTCATTACATGCAATAATAAAACGGACATTAACTGCCCTTTCCATTACTCTTTTCAATGCTCGCTGAGAATCACGAGTCATTCCTTCGATTTCATCGAGAAAACAAATTTTAAACTTATTTCCAGAAACAGAACGAGTATTAACAAAGTTAGTAATCGTCTGTCGTACTGTTTCTAATTTACGGTCTTGACTCGCATTGATTTCTAAGAAGTCTGTATCTTTATCATCACCAAGAAAGTGATTAGCCAATACATGTGCCGCACTTGTTTTACCAATCCCCGGAACTCCATACATAAGAACAGGTGGTAAATCACCTTTCTTTACCCATGTTTCTGCGTCTGCTACAAACTTGTGCTGACCAATCAAATCTCCAATCACATTCGGTCTATATTTTTCTGTCCAATTCATTTTAATCATTCTCCAATTAAGCAATCTGCTGTTAATACATAACCCGCTACGC